AGAGCTTCTCCAGCATGACGAGCTTTATAAGTCTTAGTAATATTATTAGTTTTTACTTGCCAGTTACCAAAAGCTTCTTCTACTGATTCTTTAGACAATTCTACTTCTTCATTTTTCTTTTTAGCACGTAGCATTGCTAAATCATGACCATCGATCTTACCATTTTTATTATGATCGATTTTCTTTTGCTTAGGAGAAAGTTCTTCTGATTTAGTCTTAATTACGTCTTGGCCTTTTTCGTCATGTCGGACAGCTTTAGTTCTTTTCATGACTGTTCTAACTTTGCCATCTGGTCCAGTTACATTTACTGGCTTTTTAGTAGCAGACAACGTAGTTTCTTCTAGGTCAACTTCTTCCATTTTCATGACATAAGCTTGATCGTAAGCATCGTCGCCTTCTTGGTCAGCTCGACGTTTTTGTCTTGGCTTTTGTATGTCACCTGAATGTTGATGAGGTTCAGCCACAGGATGGTCGATAACTTCTACTTCATGCTGATCTTTGAAACGCTTTTCCTCTTCAGGCTTAGGCTCTGCGACTTCAGCAATGTAGCTTTTAAAAGACTTCATTAATCTTCTCCTGATAAAATATTTTGTTTTATTTATCCGTTTATATTATTCGCTGTTTCTACTGGACCTTCACCATCTTCCTGATCCGCATCTGCCTCGGCGTCTGGATCAGGATATTCGTCCTTTTCAGCTTCTATTTGTTTCTTCATCTCTTTCATGTCTTCTTCAGACATCATAAGAACATTCTTAATTACCCATTCTCTTGAGTAGTAAGTACCAACGTGCTCTTCAACTTCGCGTAGAGTAGAAAGTCTTTCACGTATAATTTCTGCTTCTTTCAATTCTTGGAAATAGTTATCTTGAATGAAGTCGTAACGTAGGTCGTTTCTAATTTCAGCAAATTCTTCGGGTGACATAATACCTTTAAGAATAAGTTGCTTTTCTAGAACCTGAGTGAATACATTAGAAAAACGTGCTCTTAGTCTTTGAATGAATTTGCTAAATTTCAATTCATCACGAGTAATTTCTGATACTCGACCAAATGAGTACATTGTTTCTGGTTCTAAACGAGAAAGAGGTACACGTAATGCTTTAAAGAGTTTACGTTGGAAGTATTGTAGATTATCATCATTTGATAGACCTGCTGCACTACCACCGGCTAGAGTATCAACCTCGGTAGAACGTTCGCCACCACGACGTGGGAACCAAAAATCTTCGGTCATTGTCATCATCTTACGAGCATCTGTAATTTCGCCGGTAGCTGAATTATACTGAAGCTTATTCTTATGACGAGTCATCATATCTCTTAGATATTGTTCTGCCTTAGACTTAGGCAAGTTACCAACGTCAATATAGAAAATTCTTCTTTCAGGAGCTCGAGTAAGAGTGTAGATGATTGTTGCATCTTCCAACATTCTTAATTGGTTGAGAGGCTTGATTGCAGGGTGTAGGTATGAAAGAACTAATGAGTTGTTCTCATTCATCAAGCCTGAAGTAATTCTTGCGATTGAATCTTTCGCGATTTTAAATCCAGTAGTACCAGTAGTTGTTGAAGATGAACCCCTTGCATCGCCTACAAAACCAGATTCAGAATACATGTAGTATTCGTTTTTAATCTTTTTAATTGGTATACCAGAATGTGGATCCTTACCTTTCTTATCGATTTCACGAATAAGTTTAAGTTTGCGAGGATCTACATAACGTAATTCTTGGATGCCTTCTTTAATATTTTCATTATCAATAATGATATGATAATTTAGACGGCCATCGACATAAAACTTACTAAAGATATCGTATCCATTATTTGTAAAATCGAACAAAGAAAGAATTTCATCAAACTCTTCAGTAATAACTTCTTTAACTTTATCCGGTAAATCTACATCATCTAATACGATTTCTACTACTTTATCATCAGTATCAACATTAATAGCTTCATTAACAACTTCATCAATTGCTTGTGTAATTTCTGGCTGTTGTGCTATTGTTCTATAACGAGTGACTAGTTCAGATTCAGTCTTAGCCGAATCTTCCATGTCTAGGATAGTACTATAGAAACCACCTACGGCATTATCTACCGTAATGGCACCATCGTCATTTTGCGGAGACACGAAAGAGACTGGCTGGTTGCCAGTCTCGTCATCTTCGCGTTTTATTTCGAATCCAAAAATCTTCACAAATTATTCCTTCATTTTATATTAGGTGGTTGAGATGCCAGTAGCGCCTTCAACTCTCCATAGATCGTATTCGAATGTTACAGAGAACTCTTCGATTTGGTCAGTGGCGCTCCAATCCATCGCGATACCGTCGATAGAAATAGGATGCATACCCTCAAAGATGTAAGTACGTAGTGGACTACCATCTTTACTAAACTGGGTAATTTGACCAGTTGATTTGTACTGCTGTGGTAAAGCTCTTGTATTAGAGTCATGCGAATTAATGAAATTCGACCATGCTTCTAGAGCATTACGAACGGCAAAGTCTTCATCGTTAATAACAGTTACAGTCCAAGGTGCAAAAGTTCTATCGCCAGCATATTTAACTTGGCGGCCAAAGTATGGGACAATAAATTGCCCCAATGTTGACTCTGGAATACCAGCTGAACGTACCATGAAAGGTACTTTAATATCAGCTTCCGGCGCTACCGGGTTGGTAATCTGAACTTGGAATAGCGTAGGACGTGCACCGCCACCGACGAGTTCTGATTTGAACTGGTTGATATTGAATGCCATTTTTTCTATTCTCCTCTTTAAAATCTATTTATTAAGCGATCTGACCAACGATTTCGTCAAACTCTACACCGGTACGAGTCGCTACAAATGTTAGTTCAATAACATTGATTGAGCGAGCAGGCTTGATGAAGATGCTTGCACGGAACTTGTTCTGATCAATGATTTCAGGAGTATTCACAGTGGCGTCAGAAATTACTCTAAAGTCAATAATACCGCGACGGCCTTGGATATCACGTAGGAAAGGCTCTACGATATTTCTGAACTGAGTCTGTGTAAACTCGTCGTTAAGTTCGAACAAGAAGCTTTCAGCTGCAGAAGCAATAGATTTTTCGACTGCAATGAATAGACGACGCACGTTCAAACGATCAAATGCGCTAGTTAGACCTAAACCAGTCTTATCGCCAAATAGGAGAATACCTTGACCAGCTTGTGACATAACAGGGTTGATGTCTGCACTGTAAAGTTGATCTCTCTGTGCTTTATTAGGATTGTATGCTAGTTTAACAACATTCTTAATTACACCTTTTCTGAAACCAGCTGGTGATTCCCAAGGCTCAACTCGTGAAGCTAGACCAGCCATGTCACCATTTAGAGGTACCCAACGATATACGTCATTGTACTTGTCGTAACGATATTTGTAACCACTATCCATGAACCAGTAAGAAGAATTCTGAATCTTGTTACGGTACGCAATAGCGTTATTCATCTTAGCATTTGTTTTGAGTTCGTCAACAACTGCTTCTTTAGATGGTGATAGGAATGCTACACAATCTTTTCTTGATTCACATAGATTAGAAACGATGTAGTTAGCTCTGTTACCAGCATCATCACCTTTACCTTGAAGAATGAATGATACATCGATTTCATTTGCATTTACTAGAGTATCGTATGCAAAACCTAGAGCAGCAAGAGTTGCGTTAGATTCAGTTTGTGCATCTGAGCCGCCTGCAAATACTTCGTATACAGACTTAGCAGTACTAGCATCACCGATAGGAGCAGTGTTTGCTATATTTACCCAAGAAGAGAAATTGTTAATAACGTCTTTAAAGTAATTGGTAGTACCTTGTGGTAATTTAGCGCCCGGAGTAGTTGAAATATTTTCAAACTTCTCAACGATTGTACCAGCTGCGCCACTAATTGAACCAGCAGTATCAATTACTGCAACGTGGATATTACCGGCAGCAGGAGCTTTACCAAAAATACCAGCATTACGCCAACGGTTAGTAATTGCTAGTGCGCTTAGATCTGTTTCTTTTAGAGTGTAACGATTAGCAAAACCAATGTTGTACTCGTTAGCAACAAGAATTTCAGTGTTTGCTTCATCAACAATTTCGGTTTCTGACCATGCAGAAATAGTTATTTCTTGATAGCCTACAGAATCGTTACCAACAACCAATACATCACCGACAGCCAATTCAGCTAATTTTTCATCAGGCTGAGTTTCGAATTTAACTGCATTTGCGTTAAATGCAATAGTTTGACTGATTGAAGTATTAGAAACAGCATTAGATGGAATACGTCCACCAGTTTGACCTACTAGATAATTAGATGAATAGCCGGTGCTAGTAACCCATGCAACTTCAATTGAGTTGCCTAGTTCACCTGGATATTTTGCTTCAAAAGCGCCGTAGAATGAGTTAACTACATCTACTTGACCACTAATATCATTGTTTGCTTCATCTACAGTTCCGTCTGGAAATACGACAAGATCTGTTGCAGTAGCGGTAGCTGAACCATTATCAGCACGAACAACGTATAGTGCGTTTGAGTACGCCAAAAAGTCTGCTGCAGTAAAGAAAGTCTCATAGTTGTCGTCGGTAGGCTTACCAAAACGATTAACTAGTTGATCTTCTGAAGTAATTAGAATAGGTTCATTTACAGGACCCCATCTGAAAACCCCAGCCATTGCTGCAGGAGGTGTGGCTACCGCTGGTACAGCGGCTGTGGCGTCCACTTCACGAACAATTACGGAAGGACTTACGGAAAAAGCCATATTTTTCTCCTTTATATTTTAGAAACGCGTTTCGCTTAATCTTATTGTAGTTGCTGTTTCTATTTATTAAAAAGAACATTTTAATAGAGAGCCCAGTTTTGGCGTTCAATATCTAGTTCAAGGCCTTCGTCATCCACGTCCGAGCCGTCATCAATAAAACCAAAAGGAAGCATTTCTTCTTCAATTTGTTCTTCTGTTTTTTCTCTTAATTTCATCAATGTATTAATATCAGTCATATCCTTAAAGTAACCTTGATCAGTTAACCAAGCAAATATGACTAAATTCATTACTAGGTCGTCATGTGACCCAGATTCGGCTTCGTATGAGTTTCCCTTTTTAGAAAATCTGGATAATTCTTGAATAGTATCGTAATCATTAATTATCAATTGATTTTGTTCTATTAGCATTTTGAGAATAGAACATCCAACAGATTTTACACTTTTGGTAGTCCTTATACCAGTATCAACGTTCTTACCGAAACCTGCTGAAATGCGTTTACCACTTCTTCCGGCGCTTTCTGTTGAAAGTAAATTTTCATACCCATAATCCATTAGTAGAGTATCGGAAACTTGCTCGCCGATATCGTTAATCTCTACAAGGACTGAGGCTTCGTTGTAGAGTCTACCCATTCTATATATAATTGACGCAAAATCTATAGGCGTCATCATATTGTCTCTAAATGTAGCAACTTGTTTATATGGCATATTTGTAATATCAATAATAGTAAAAGTAGAATAGTCTAAACCTTTACCACGAGAGACGTCAACAGTCATAGCATACGCATGACCTTCTTTAGGTTGTTCGTATTGATTGATATTGTTCTGTTGTACTAAAGGTCTAGCAGGATACAACTCTTTTAATTTACCACCATCAATAAGTGTACCAGAACTTCCAAGGAATCCGCACTCGTATTCTTGAACGAATTTTTGTTCATCATGATCTAAAGCAGAGAGAGTTTCTTGTCTCCAATTTTCATCACGGCCGGGTACATCATACCACATAACCTTAACAAATTCGTAACCATTTGTACCTTCTTCAGCACCTTTACAAGTTTTCCAAAAGTGATTTAATCCGTTAGGTGTAGAAGTCATCAGAAGCTTTGTAGATTCACCGGATGAAATAGTTGGGTACACTGAAGCGAAGAATTCATCGTATCCCTCAATGAACGCCACCTCATCTAGATACAGGAAGTTAACAGATTTACCACGAATTGCACTTGAAGATGTAGTACCGGCCAATACTTGGCAACCATTCTCTAGTGCAATATTACCTTTGTTCCATTCCTCCACGCCCTGCTGGAGCCATTTTGGAAGAGCTTCATAGGCCAACTTAACCCTAGCAAGAACCTCTCTGGAGGCATCTCCTTTGTTTGCAAGGATAGCTACGGTTTTAAATTCATTAAAAAGTATGTAGTGTAGGATAACCGCAACTGCTGTTGTAGTTTTACCTGACTGACGAGCAGTCAATACGGCAACACGTCTGTTATTAAAAATCTTATTACAAATTTCCTTTTGGTAATCATACATTTTAAAAGGTATGAGACCACGGTCTACATGTACAATTTTAATGTATGTTAATGCAAAGTACTCAGGATCTTGTGCACATTTCATGTACTCCTTTATAAGATCAGGAGTCCATTCAATATCTTCGGCAACTTTCTTTAAATTGGGGTTACCTAAATATCCATCACTCATTACTCTCACCTTTAATCATTTTCAATAAATCAGCGGTTGAAACAATTAAATTATTATTCGTAACATTCGTTTGTGCAGCTTCTTTTGGACCTAATAATTCTTCGCGCGCAAATTTCTTTTTAGTAGAAATATCTGCTAGATCTTTGTTAGCTTCAAGTAACGTTTTCATTAATGTAGAAACAACTTCAAACGCACGAGGCTGCTCAGATTGTTTTGCAATCTCAAGAATCTCATCCATAGCGTCATAGCCAGTGTGTATAATATCTTTAATATTTTGACGAACTTCTTCAAGATCTTTAATGTTCTCGTCGTCATCTACTTCAGAAATTACAGCAGGCGGTTTGGCCTCTTCTTTAACTACAGGAAGATTTTCTTCTGGAAGTTCATGAACTAATTGTTCTTCTTGTTTCACTTCAGAAAATGGTCTAACACCAAGAACTTCTGAAATCTTATCATTACTCATTATGCATCCTCAATTACGGTGATAATTCCCCAGTCATCAGTGTATTCAATTTGATCGTAAGGTATTGAAGCAACTTCAGGTTGCGTAACAGTTACAGTTGGAACATCTCCATATCCAGCACCGGGATTAGTAACAGTAACAGATTGTATTTGTCCGTCGTCATCTAAGACAGGAGTTCCCGTCGCGGTTATAGCAAGTGGAGCGTCAATTGTAACAGTAGGACTAATATAGAATTTACCGCCATCCACAACATTTACACCTGTTAATGTACCATTGGTAATTACAGCAGTTGCAGAAGCTTGCCAATCGGCAGGATTACCATCTGGAGCCGAGATAGTAACAGCAGGAGCAATAGTATATCCAGTTCCTGATTCTGTTATTTGAATATCAGTTACTTCGCCATCAGTTACAGTAGCGGTTGCTGTTGCTCGCACATAATCAAAATTACCAACATATTCAGAGCCTGTCGATGGAGAAGTTGGAACTGTATATGTTGTTCCAGTTGTTAAACCAGAAATATTGTTATCAATTACTACGTTATCAACTGCACCAATAAAGCTAGGTGTAGAGTTTCTTTGACCAACTATGAAATCTATACCGCCACCAAATAAGAAACCTGCCGGTGTAGATATGGCGCTTGTTATATTACCATTTACAAGCCACTGAGCAGAACCACTATAATCTTCTAATCGACAATGATTCCACTGATTAGGAAGAAGAGCTCCAGTAGCCGAACGAAGTTCAGGCGCATTTAGAGACGGCCTATAGACAATTGCACCAGTAGGCTCAGTTTCTATACGCAACGATTGACCACTAAAATGGAAAATATTCAATGTTTGCGAGCTAAACGTTTCTGGGTAAATCCAAAATTCTATAGCAAATCCAGTTCCCGCAGTAATAAAGTTAGTAGTCGTCGTATGTAATGTTTCTGATGATGTGAAATCATTAGTATAGTAAGCATCATTACCAAATTTAAAACCAACTAAAGATTTTGGAATAGGATTAGCAATAGTAACCGAAGCTGAATCGTAGAATGTTCCAGGATTGCTAATATTGATAGAGAAAATGCTACCATTAAAGCCTACCGCGGTGGCTTCTGCATTCGTCACTGGAGCATCTGGAGAGCTCACCACGATATTTGGTACAGACGTGTAATATCCTCCACCTTCATTTATTAAAAATGAATCTATGAGCGTATTAGACAATACTGGTGTAATATCGGCTGGTAAAGTACTAGGATCTGATACTGTAATAGCAGCATTAGTATTATATCCAGCACCATTATTAATAACTTTAAAATTTGTTACTATACCGTTATTAATATCTGCTGTTACAACAGCACTCATTGCTTCATAATCGATCGGATTACCATTTGCATCTAAACCAGGACGAACAGTAACTCGTTCTTCAGGTAACGAATCAGATGCGGTGTCAGTCATCAAACTAGCTTCAACAAACTTAATAACTTTCTTTTCTCTTTCAGGTCCAAAGTACCAACCTTTCAAAGTGAATGAAAGAGTGTAAAGAATTGTAGGACGTTCGGTGTAGTCACCTTCGTATAATTCATCATTAGATACTGAATTAAGAACGACCGGAATATCCAACGGCTCAACATCAGGCAGCATCCTTGCTGTTACAGTCCAATCAGGCGTAAAAAATGGAAGAATTTGTTCTAGAATTTTAACAGCATCTTCAGAATATTTTGTCATAATATACAATGAAAAGTCAATATTATATGGTGTAGGTGAATAGATAAAAGATCTAGAACCACCATTTTCTGGCTTTTCAGGTTTTAACATTTTACGAGTAGTTGCTACTTTACGTGTAGGATCGTAAAACATGTTTGTAATTTCGAACGACATGCGTGGCAAACTAATAGCAGGTTTAGTACTATTCAATAAATCAGGATCTTGTTGCACACGTGATAAAATCTTCTGGAATGGAGCATATGAAAGTGGCACAATCATTGACTGTGTTTCAGATCCATCAGTGGTAGTTCTTTCAATCTTTAATTGATTAAAAAGAGTACCAAATAATGCAACGTATTTTCTCGTTGTTTGATTGTAAAAATAGTTTGCTATTGCCATGTCTTATTAATCCGGAATTGTAATATTTTCGCTAAATGGATCTATTTCTGAGAAGTCAAGAATATCATCTGCTTCTTTTTCAAAGAATACGTTATCAGCAATTGGATCAGTGTTAGCCAATTCTGTTAGTGTATTAACATTAGCCGATGTAGTATCAATGTCTGCAAAGTATCCATCAATTTCAGGTCGACCAGTATCGAAACGCTGACCGGAGTATTCAATTAATTCACAACGCATATCATAAACTTGTAGAGCGCCAGTTTGATAGAAAATACTTTCATGCTCTACATGCTTGATTTCGTAAATCTTTTCATTGAGTGGGAACCAAATTAAATCACCTTCGTAAGGTCTAATTCTACTTTGAGCATCTTTAGTAACGTGTCTTTCGAACGTTCTAATAGCTGTTGTGAATGTAACTTGGTCTCTAATTTGTAAACCAAACTTAGATAGGAAATCGCCCTCGCCTTCGAATCCATCTACATTCTTAACATAAGTTTCAAAGAAGTAAACCTCGTCATACATAGGCATATCATCTTCGTTAAGAATCTTGTCTTCGCCTTGTAATGTTTGAGACCTAGCAATGTAGATTACATCAATACCATATATTTGAATTGACTCAATGACTAGATCGTCAATTAAGTTCTGTTCATATACATTATCATAATTTCGAAAGTACGAGTTTGTTGCCATCGTTTATCACCCAATGAAATTATATGTTAGTGGCTGTAGGCTACTGATTGCTTCTTCTTCCATACGTTCACGATCTTGACGTGCTTCAGCCAAAATCTGTTCGCCACTAAAACTAACACCGCCGATAAGCTGCATGTTATTAAATTTAGTTAGGTTTAGACCCCATTGTTCACGCACAAGAACAGCCGCATAGTTTTGTAACCAGCGATCTTGCCAAACATCAGAGTAAGCATTTGGATCAATTATATCATAAGCTTCAATAACAATATACTCTCCAGCCACTAATTTACTCTTAGTCCCATCAATGTATAATCTGTTAATATGCTTATTGTATCTAATTAAAGGACGACCTACTAACCATTCTTGTAAGAATTCAATATGAGACATTGTCATGTAATAGTTCTGAATGCTATATCCTGTAATATCAGACATATTGTTAAGCACAAATTGGTATTGCACGTTAAACATGCCGGTACCAGTCGACATTGAAGTACTTATATCAAATACCTTTGAGATACCCAACAATTGCTGAGGCAATGTAATATAACCGTTCTCAATATCTTGTTCGGTAAGCTGGTGTTTAATGTAGACTAATTGGCTACCATTATAATGGTAATCACGCCAAAATGAAATAGCCTCATCAACACGATCTTCAATTTGTTCTTCAGACACGTTAATTTGAATTACAGGTGCACCAATTTTTCTAAGGATATAATCTTTAAAATCTTCTCTTGATTGTGGAAGTGCCATGTGATTCTCCTTACGCTAATTGTGCTTTTATGATTACATTAATGTAACCTGTGTTAGGGAAGGTCTCCACTTGGCCATTAGTATAGGTAACTTCAAATTCTGCTTTATGAACACCAACAGTTGCGGTATCGCCCGGTTCCCATTTATAAGCTGCAATACCTCTAATGGCACTAACGACAAAGCCGGCACCATGATCTACAACAACATTGCCGTTTTCATCAACCATATTGAATGCAACAGTTTGCACATTAGCCAATGATTTTGCTTTACCAGCTGAGTCTGTTAAAACGGCTTCGATAGTTGGCGCAGTGTCGTTTTGTTTGATATAAAAACTTGCCGACATGTATTTTCTCCAAATCTTTTTAGTATTATTTATTAAAAGAAAGACTGCTTATCAAGGCTGCAATATTCTTACACCATTAGCGCCAGATTGAACAATTTTCATATCGTTGGATTGAACTAGTATTTCCATACTGTTCGTATAATCATTTGTAAGAGTAACTATGTTTGCACCAGTTTTATTAATTGAAATAGTGGGTGCATTAATACCAGTTGCTTCTACACTAAAGCTTATAGAAATATCAGAAGATTGAATATCTTGTACAACTACAAATGAACCTTTAAAATTAAAATCTAAAGCTTGATCTAATTGTCCTTTAACAATTACTTCACCAGCCGCAGATTGAGTAAATTCTAAATTATTTCTATATTCAGATTCACCAAAAATTTGTACACCAAAATCTGCAGTTGCGCTTCCAGTAAAACCAAAGCTAACATCTGCAGTACCTTCAACAATGGGTAAAGCCGCACCAGCTAGAACAGAAAATGGAATTGTTCCAGATGCTTGACCTTTAACGATTACTTGTCCAGCGGTTACAAGAGAAAGATCAAAATTACCTTGAGCTTCCCCTCCTGTAATAACAGAACCACCACCAAAGAAATCGTAATCTAATGTAGTAGAAAACGTTCCGTTTGCGGACATGGAATATTATCCGTTATTATGCACCACCGGCAGTGATAGTGAATGAAGTAATATTGATTTGCTGACCCAGACCAATGTTGGTATTATCTAGCTGTAGATCGCCACCACCTGCAGTTTCAGAAACAGTACCTTGCATATGGCAAGCGGTGCCTGAATTGTTATGAATACGGAAGTGACCAGCTACACCTGAAGCATCAGCAGAAAGATCTTGCCAAGTACCAGATAGTGTAATAGTACCATTAGAAGGAGCTGCAAACCATTCAGCAGGTAATACCATAGTTGCTAGAACTACACCAGTATTTGCAGATGCGCAGTCATCAGGAACAGGACCAGAAGAAATGGTCAAAATAGGATTAGCGCCAACTGTATCTTCAATAGCTTGAAGTGTGGCGTTTCGAGTGTCGATTGATAATTGGAAAGCCATCGTGTGTCTCCTTGGGATTGATGGGATTTATTTGTAAATATTTATAAAAAACAGTTGACAGCTTTCCAGATGTTGGTATAATAGGGTTATGCCCTTAAAAATAATAGTTAATGTCTTCTTTCAATATCATCCTCAGATAATTCCAATCCCATCCATACTTCAATGACTTTGATTGGTTTATCCCCAACATTAATTGCCTTATGCCATGTTAATTTAGGAATGTCGATACTTTCACCTGTACTATATATCTTAGATGTTCTGTATCCATCAGCAAACTCAAGATCCATTTTAAGCTCACCATCTACGATATGCCAATGTTCAGATCTTTGGAAATGTCTTTGATCAGACAATGATTTACCAACGTCAATTGATAATTCTTTTACTTTCCAATGGCCATTTTTATCCAATTCACGATATTTACCCCAAGCTCTTTCAGTTGTTGGTTTATCCCAATTAGATAGAATCCATGATGAACTATTCTTTTTATTTTCGCCACCAACACCAAAAACAAATTCAACATTATCATAAACCATTTCAGGAATATTATCCTTAGTGCGATCACCACCATTTGCAAAAATGATTTCTGAATTAGGAGGGAAATTTTCTTTTACATGTTTAATAGCATCAATTGCTGAATCATCACTATCGTCAAAACCAAAAGTATATCCTACACATTTAATATTTTCAATAATAGCTTTACGTTCTTCGAAGGGCATGAATGGTCGTCCCTTTTTACGAGTTAACCATTCATTACTATTTATGCCGACACACAAAATGTCTCCGAGCTCACGGGCTGCTTTAAAATATTCGATATGTCCGGAATGAAGAGGATCGAATCCACCTGTTACAATAACTACTTTCATTATATACCTTTCATCATATAGTTCCAAGCAAAGTTGGTTTGTTCTGGTGCTTTAAGCATTCTCTTATTATTTACAAATCCTGGATGCACCCACCAGTCTTCGTAATTATTATGCTCGTCTACTGCAACATCAGGAACGTAAAGAACATAACCAATTTTACTTAACACTTCTCGAGTTTTATCACGGAGATCATTACCCCACCAACAAGCATTATGTTGTATTTGAATAATAGTAAATTCGTAATCGTGGTAAGGAATAGCTTCTATAGCTTTTTCAGTTGCACCTTCGGCATTAATACGGAGGAAATCAACATTATTCTCTAAACAATTTTGCTTAAACAAATAGTGGTAATTAATAGAAGCTGCATCATCTAGAACTATAGTGCTCTTTCTTTTGCGAGAATATTCAGCACACATTCTTTCTGAATTATCAATTGAGATACCTTTCCAATCAAAGTCTTTCTCGAGCAATAATGTATTATTGAATAACTCGGGATGGCCAGAACCAATTTCAATAAAAGTACCTTCTCGTTTACCATTTAAGAAAGATAATACAAACATATCTTGAAAATGACGAGAGTAATTTCTTTCTACTTTTTCAAGTCCTTCGAACGGAAATTTGTAATCTTCTTTCTGGTCCTTTGTATAAGCTAAAGTACTAGGGTAGCCAATTTTATTTAATAGCTTACTAATTTCTTCGTTTACTTTTGGCGAAATCTTTTCTTTATATTTAAGATCGAATAGGATATTCTTAGAATCATCACGACCATCAGTTTTCCATTTAGAATGACCATACAAAAATTTAAGCTCATCTATGCCAGGAAACTCTAGGTCATTGTCTAATTGTACTTCGTCTGGTTTATAATAATCTACACCAATTTTAGAATACATTAATGCATCACGCCATTCACTTCTTTCTATACAATGTTTGGCGAGAAAATAATAACCTTCTGGTCTTTCAGGTAAGATAGTTAGTGCCATTTTAAGCATGCCACTTACGGTATGAGCACGATCACCATTGCGCTCCATTAGTTTAGCGCCAAGAATAATAGACTTATATTGAAGCCATTTTTCTTCAAATGTTTTGCCTTCACAAAAGTCTGCAGCTCGTAAATACCAGCCAAACCCTGCTGCCCCTTGTAACAGTTTATCATATTCACGGGCTAGGGCATACATTTTAAATGGATTAGAATAGTCTAAAACAACGTCATTCAACGCTTTCATATTTGTAAATTTCATTTTATACCTTACCTAGTCAAGAAATCAAAGAACACTTTTTGCGGCATTCTTAATATATATGACGCGTTATCTTGCCATCCAAATGAGATAAGAATATCATTACCATGCATTGCGGCGCCGGTAACAAATTCAATATTGTAATCTTCGCTTCTTACATGATCGTAATATGTACCAAGAAAGTGAAATTCTCGTGAAGCATGAATTAGATTCCAATCATTATCCCATACAACTACTCGGTGCGCATAGTTGCCATCTTTGCGCATAAAAGGATCTTTTAATAGATTGGTTTCATGACAAAAAGCTATACGTTGATTATCATTAATACGTAAAACTTGCGAGCCACCTCTTAAATCTTTACCCATTTCAACAATTTTCTTAGGATCATTTACAACATCAGTAGTAACTCTATTTTCAATGTCATAATGAATAAGCTGTGTTGGGTTAGTCCACTTTACAAAATGGTATGGCATATCTAAAACAGGCATCCAGTTCTTTTCACAGTAACTAGAATCATCACCCGGCGCAGGAATAGGATTACGAGAAATTTCTTTCCATTGACCATCTACAAAATCAATTTCAGCCATTTCCATTCGGCCTTTACCTTTGTCGTCATAACAATCGCGACGTACACCGCAAAGGTACATTTTATCTTCCCAAGAAAATAGACGAGCATCCTCAAGACCGATAAAATTCCAGGTTGGCTCAGTGTCAAAAGTCATGTGAACACGTTGCGCGCTTTTTAAATTTAGATTATGATCTAATTCACACATAACATTATGGGTGCGTAATGTAACATCATTTTCAGGATGTACGTATACTAAAGGACCCCATTGATGTGGAAAACGTTTACCTTCGGAATGGTAGAGTGTGTAGTTCACGTGGCGTACATTAACAAAGATTTTGCCTTTATGAACAAAAATCGAGGGGTTCATAATACCTGACTCGTTTCCAAGTACTTCCTTAGGAAGAATTAAAGGATGTAATGAACCACCTCGTTTTAAGGCATAGGTGGCCAAACCACCCATGTGTAGATCATGCATAACAACTCCATTATAAAAAACAAAAGACTTATTATATATTAATTCCAGTTAGGAGTATAAGTCTTCATTATATTTTTTTCAAGTTTCTTGGCAAGCACGTTATCTATCATTTTAACATCTGACGGAGATAAGCTTGCTTCGATCCAACCGACTACATGCTCTTTAGTCACTGAATCAAGAGCAATAAACTCAGAAGAGGTAACCTCAGCAACTGAGAATTTAGATTTTCCCAAGTATGTTGCAGTGTTACCAACTTCATCGGTTGCAATTTTTTTCCAGTGAACATATACAATTGAATCAGGCATTAATTCGCCATCAGGACCTGTTAGGTCTTGAGTACCAAGTTTTAATATTTGATATGTATAATTCACGATATGTTCCTTAGATTAGTTATGCTTGAGGAGCAGTGTTTGCTTCTTCTTCAGCAGGAGCCCAAGGCAATTCAGACGAAGATTTCTCAATAGTAAGAGAAGCATTAATCATATTCGTAATTTGTTGGTCAATATGCGCTTTGTAGTTTGCGTCAGAATTTACTACATTTTGAATCCAGCTAATAACATCAGCTTCTTGTAAAGATTCAAAAGCAGTAAATGAACCTGCAGGAACATTAGCAGCAGTAAAAGGGGTTGCTCCTGAGAAGTGTCCTTCATTACCATTTTCATCGGTACCAACAACTTTCCAGAAAGTTTGTACTACAGCATTAGGAAGGGTTGCACCCTCAGAGTTTACTTCATCACGAACCTTAAGGCTGGTGACAGACCAAGTGTAAGTTAGTGCCATTATTTTTCTCCGTTAGATTAAGTTCGGTAATCTTATTTATTAAAACGGGTTTCGCTACTAAACCCCTATAGATTCTATTTATACATCTGTATCGTCATGTTTTGAGAGCAACTTTGTATCTCGCTTTTCTTCACTCATGTAAACCTCTATATAAAATAAGATCAACAGGTAAGCAAACCCTCATATTAGAATAATCTGGATTTACTTGATGATAGGTAAAACTTGGAAATATTTTAAACTCTCCTGATTTTGGTGCATATACCTTTTGTTTAAATAAAACATTAAATGCAGGATCATATCCACGATTTGCATTTGTTCTAGGATCCGAAAAGATAATTTCACCACCTAACTCATTTGCGCCAGCTAGTACATAGAATACAGCTGATAAATGAGAACCTCGATGATTATGAATAGGCATACTATATGGATTATTATTTGTTATCCATGAACGCATTGAATAATCATCAAAATCTTTTATTGACTTGCCAATAGTACTAATCATATATTCGTCAAACTTTGAATAAGCTATAGCTTTAAAATCTTGTATAGCTTTATCTTGATTATCGAATAAATTGCCACCGTCAGTTTCAGATTGTAGATTATTTAAATCGTAATTTATTAGAATATAATCTAATAAACCTGGAACTTCAAATTCACCCGATCCAATTACTGTTGGCCACAAATTCTCAAAATTCATGATGTAACCTTTTTCTTTAAATAATATCTTCCAAAGAATGTAGATGGGAAATTATCTAAAAGATCCGCAATTGTATTACGATCTGTTAAATGATTTTTAATTTCTACTTTTTTATCAGTCATTGGATACATTGACATTAAAGGAGTTCCATATTTTAATAAAACTTCATATGGTTCTTCTTTTACAGGAAATACTAAAAAGACATTAATTGTGTGTTGTTCGTAAAAGTTTAAAATTCCTGGTGATACCAAAATATCATGCTTTCTTAAATCTTCTGTATAATGACATTCGGTTAACATAAACTCTGTTTTATCAGAACCCTTAATAGCCCACGGTACGTGCAATTTTAAAATAGCTCGGTTTGCATACAGCTCATTACCAACTTGTTCGTTAGAGTGTTGAGATGCTTCAAACTTCAATGGGCTGCGTTCAGGATTAACATATTTTACAGAACCGTTTGGATTGACTTTAAAAATTACATCGGACCACAATTTAAAAACAATAGGTTTGCGAATGTAATTAACAACACCTGGACAAGCCTTTACTGTAGGACATGGGACGTGTATACCAGACCTTGGATCAAATTCCTTAATGGTATTTTTGAGTTTTGACCACCAAGACGGTGTTTGCATTTTTATTTCTAGAGGCTGTAATTCAAAAACATTTCTATCATAAGTATAAGCATCTAATTTCACTGTTTATTTCCATCCATATAATTGAACCATAATCGCATTACACAATCAGGTAAATCTCTCACTCTATTTTTCCAATCCCACTGTGTATAACATCTAAATCCACATTTATTCCACCACTTACAAGATAAGCATCCATTCTCATCCATATATGCTTGCATCATTGAAGCGTTGTCTTTTCTATTTAGTGGTGTATTAAAATCTTCTTTTGTATATCTATCCCAACGACAGTTTGATGTAGAGTTATCAGGAAAGATAGTAACCTTATTTAACGCTAAACAATGCATGTGGTTGTTATCATTATATATGAGATCTTTTATGGGATTGATGTCAGGATAGTTATGATATATGAATTTCAAAAACTCAAGATACTGACTATCTGATGGTATCAAATGATCAAAACCTTTATCAGGAATATAATCATCAAAATAAAAGTCATCAAACTTTTCGTATAAGTAATGAAAATATTCGTCGTCGTTCTTCATAAATTTTTCAATAGAAGGAACAGTTGCGACCATATTAATTGATGTAATATAATCTGCAAAGTATTCTATATTTTTGGCATATGGACCTTTAGTAGGACGACCGTCAAAATCATACGAACAAATAATATAAGACGGGATACCAGCATCGTTTAATTTATCAAGCAAGTTTCTAACTAACTCTCTTTTACTAAATTGAAATGAAGTTACCCATACCACTTTAATAACATGATTATGTTTATCATATAACTTTTTAATTTCAAGTAGGAAATCGTAATATACATCGTAAGCCCAATCTGATATTCTATCTTGAAACAGCTCACCACCTACCATATTAATTTGACAAATTTGTACACGATCTTTTACTTTAATTAAATGTTCTTCAACAAGAGGCAGCTTTGAGAATATATCTTCGCGCGATAGACCAACAGTTGATGCTTTATCGTGGTGACAAAAATCGCAATTTAAATGACAGTTTTCAAATAACGTTAATTCAATTTCGGCAATAGTAGGTCTCTTACTTTCTAGCAAGATCTTAGTCATTTCAAATTGTTTAGGATCGCCATCAGTAACATCAACTACTTCAATAATATTAGAGGCCAAACCACATCTCCTCTTTGTAGTATTCGTAAATATCCGGCACCATGCCTTTATCTTCTTTGAAATCTAGTTTGCTTAAAATAGTGTCATATGTTTCTTTGTCTTCTGAATAAGGAACAAAATATGGATCATTATTAAACAATAAACCAGGATCATCAAGTACTTCATAAAAATTTTCCCGGTAATCTCGCTCTAACCATTTTGCATAACAAATAGCAACAGCATAAGATTTGGCAGGATATATCCATTGATCTACATATTCATTAAAATGACGTAATGCATCTTCTATGATATTATCAGACACGACAATATCTACCTTATTCAAGTCATCGGTATATTCTTTATGTATTAAATGAAACGCGGCTTGTCTAGCTTTCCAATCTTTCATCATACCAATCTAATAAACCTTTATATCCATTACAACTATTATCTAGATCTTTGACATAACGATAGTGTTCTGTTAAACAACCACCGTAATATTTGCAGTTGCGACATATATCGGATACATTTTTCTCTGGTTCCATTTTAGCCCAAAGTTTGTATTCCTCATATGTATCGTATTCTAAGAAGTACTCTTTATCATATTTATCGAACTCTAATACAGCAAATTTACCGTTAGGCGTAATGTAAACATGATCATCGCTGAATGCACTGTACTTACCATCTAAAGCGTCTTCAATTAAAAACTCATTTATAAAATCAAAGTTCTTTGGTGTTTTGGCTGTTATCCATTTTTTAACAAATTCTTCAAAATCTTTATGAGTAACATTATGCGCATTTGCTTGGTTAATAGAATATGGTTTAATTTCTACCGAAGCAACTTGAGCACACATATTTAAAGTAAAGATCATGAACTCAACATCCATTTCTAAAACCTTTGGCGAAGCCAAAATTAAAACCGCAAGTGGCTTAACCGAACTCATAATATTATTCAGAACGAACTGTTCTTTTTCACGAGCAGAAAAATCGTATGATACACTTATAGTAATGTCATCATCATTAAAGAAATCAGGTAATGCAGAGTAATTCGTATTTACATTAATTGGTCCGTCGTAATATTTTCTCATTACTTCTTTAATAGAATAAAAATATTCAGGAGTTAACAAACCAATTTCACCTCCATATAAATCAATATGATCTATTGGATCGGTTATTTTTGACATTACTTCGTCTAATTTTTCTGGACTTATTCTATTCCTATTTGCTAATTGCTCAGGAGTAAGATAACAAAAGTCGCATCTAAAATTGCAGTAATAAGTTGGATTTATAGATAGGTTCATATCATTTTAACCGATATCATATTAGATTCATTTACATAAGGGGTAACCAGCGACGGATCCAAACCATTCATTTGAAGAATACTTGGCGCTAATGTTTTCATTTGACGGCAATGATCTTCTACAATTCCTTCACGCTTCATATCACGAATAGTTTTCTTGCAGCCATTACATATCTGGAACATTGGGCAAGTGAAACATGCCATCTTCATTGATTGAATATTAGGATCTTGTTGAAGCGGCGTTACAAAACCACCTGACATTTCTTCTTCAAAATCTATAGGATAATCCATATCATCAGCAAATGATCCGCAACTATAGTAATCACCACCCGGATTAAATGCTCTAATACCCGTATCGCAACTTCTATTTTGAGGACAAGTTGTACTGCAACCTCTATCTCTTAAATTACGAACCATTTGTTTAGTGTTGTATTCCCACTCCGTCAATCCGCGTTCATATATTTCAACATATATTTTATAGATCTTACTTAAACGAAAAGTACTACCTTGTACACCAGACGCCATAGCATAATTCAGTTTACACTCAACACCCATTTTCTTCGCAAGCAAAACATTATCAATTGCTCTATCTTCGTTTTCATCTACAATTACAGAAATAAAGTCGGGTCTATATCCAACCAACTCTAGCATTTTATCTGATACTTTCCAAAAGTCTTCTTCACTAAAATCAGAATAATCACCTTTTAAACGTCCGCCTCCGTATTGGAAAGATGTAGTAATGCCCATTCGTGGATGTCTAAAAAGATCTAACCATTTTTCCGGTTTAACATAAAATGGCCAAAGATTACTAGTAAAGCTAATAGTGGCCGGCATATCGTGTTCATCTAAAAATTCTATAATTTTCCAATAGTATTGTGGATCTACCATTAACGGATCACCGCCATTTACAATGATAGTATTTGTATCCGGGTATCGTTTTAGAAATCTAAAGATATAATCTAGATCTAACAATCCAGCGTTATCTGGGTCGATTGCAGTTGACGAACAAAATGTGCATTTAAAGTTACACACTTCGGTTGGCTTGATGATTAGGTCCATGATATACTCGATATACTCTATAGCTGTTTCACTGGGATTATATTACTATTTATTTTGTATTCTGCAGATTTTATCCATCCTTTTTCTGCGGCTAATGTCATCATCAAAGTTTTAGGCGCAGGACATACATCATCCATCCAAGTAAGTTGGTGACAGTCAGAATGGCAATATTGAAATACGGGACAACTATAACAACGTTCATCACGTTGGTGAAGTTCTTTGTCAATAATATCCATGCGTTTGGTGCAAGTTCTTACAATACTCGGTGGTTCATCAATAGTTCCATACCAATCAGTAGGAGCCGAGTTAGGGCAACCTGCAACAGTTCCATCAGCATTTATTGTATGCAATTTTTGTTCGCAATCCCTACAAAATGTTCCACTGAAAAATAGATTATTATCGAATTTATCGTATACTGTTCTAAGGAAATTATTCTCTACTGGATGGCCCTTAGTTGTCTCGTGCATTTTCATCCAAAACTTATCTAAGTCTCGGTTATGAGGAAAGATTGCTGGATTGAGTTCAGCATTACCATTATGAGTTAGACGTTCGTATGAAATACTATCGACACCTAATGAATGCATGTAATCAGCAATCTCAAGTGGATCCATTTTTACGACATCAGTAGATACAGAAATGAAACATTGAACATATATTCCTTCTGCAACTAAACGTCTTACATTATCTTCCCAAAGCTTTCTTTGCTTATCATTTGCAAAACGAATGTTAGGATCCCATGATGTACCAAGGGAATTTAGGTTTTCCTTGAAGAATTTAATGTGCTCAGGTTTGAGCTTATAGGTAAGATTTGTTGTAATACCATGACCGCATCTATCACCCCATTTTTCTTTGGTCATATTATAGAAGGTCATAATATCATCTATAGGAGCAAGCATCGGCTCACCCCCGTGGTATTCAAAATGGATTTGATTATCTCCGGTATCTAACCCATTACACCAATTAGCAGTCTTTACTGGATCAAAATATATTTTTCTACCATTTGTACCGGACGTAAAACAATGAGAGCAATTGAGGTTACAAGTCTCCGTTGTTTTCACGTATACGATTAAGTGTTTCTGAGTCGCCAATGCCATAAGATACTATCAAACCTTTTTCATAATTTAGTGCACGATGTTTTGTGTTGCTTTTTATATATGCGAACTCGCCGGACTTAAGCGACACATGTTTACCATCTATTTCTAGATCTTTAATTCCATCTAAACATTTTATTATAACATCAACTGGGTCAGTATGTAAACCAAAAGTTGGGCCATTTTTCTTATTGAAGAAGATATGAGCAGTACCGTTTATATCAAGGTTCTTTTCATATTGCTCAACCTTTATTGTAAAATCTGATAGAATGTAACTAGATATCTTTGCTTGGTAAACCCAAAAGTTTTCAGCATCGACATAATGTTGTTTGCCGTCATGATCTATAATAGAAACATCGTGATTATTAAAGCATTCTTCGCTCAACAAAAAAGTTTCAAATTCCAAAAAGGTCATAAGTTCTTTCCGGCAAATATATCTTTTATTTCTTGTAGTTCATTGTCATCATGGATAGCAAACTTTCTTCTATAACCATTCTTATCTGCTTCAACTGAGTAATCGGTCCAATCATACATTTTAATAGCAGATAAATTATAGTTGTGCATATGTTTAATCATATTATCTTTTGGTGCAATACACCTATTGACACCAAGGTAATCTCGTAGTAAAATAATCTTACGATTATAGCAACTAAAAAACATTGGGCAAGTTTCACATTCAGTACCTTTTGCTCTTTCAATTTGAGAGTCAACTGCTATCTTCACATCTTCAAATTTTTCAATTTTAAATATATCATCGTACACTGACATATTTTCATATAGGAAAGGAGATATCCACCATTCGCCTCTCTTATAATTCAAAACAGTATAATTGATACCAGCGTGTGAATGATCTATCATAATGTTGTTTATTCTAGTATCTTTACTTAGTACATTAAAGTAATCATTAAATGTATCAAGTGATTCTAAAATAATATTTGGTTTATGTGATCTTGAAACTGACGGAATAAAATCAATTGTGGTACTAAATTCTTTTACAATATCGGCATGTAATTTAGAATAGTCTAATCCATAATCTTTTATATTTACTAGAAATGTAAAGACTACGTCATGCTCACTATTTTCACTAATATAATTTAGTTTACGTCTAATATTTTCTACATAATTAATATGATAAAATTTATGTGGATCAATTGCAATACCAATTTCAATTTCGGTATTTAAACTAATACTATTTCTTAACCAATCACACCACTTATCTAATTCATCATCAATAAGAGTAGTAATAAAAGCAAGGATAGGAGAATGCTCATTAATCATGTCGACTAAATGAGGCATTACATCATAGAAGTTTTCGGATGATAGAAAATCAGTTGGGCCTATAATAATTTCATCTATTAATAGACCCTTATTGTGAATATCGTTTATAAATTCAATTGCTTTTTCTAATTGATGTTCATCACTTGCATTACCGCGTCTATGAACAAAACATCCTGGACATTGGTGACGACAGCCATCAAGAACATCTAATTGTAACTTTACCGCCGAGACCGGTTTTGTCACAGTCTCGGTTGTAAGAGCGTGATAAAGATTATTCTTGATTATCGGCATTTACTTGCCTATTCTGTTTCTTCTACAAAAGGCTCAACATCAATAGTAACAAAGAAACCTATCGGCATCATTTCAATTATTCTATTAACAAATTTAGTTTGATTCATCATATAGAATAAATCTTTTGCATAGTACTTCGGCGCATCATTAAAAATAGATTTATTATATTCCATTTTAAGACCAACACGATTAAGTACCAAGAAAAATGCATCGATACCCATTGTGACAATATTAATGATATTAGGACCGCACTGAACCGGTTTATCTAAAACTTTTATTTCGTCCACAACACCTTTTAAATCTAATTCTTTTTCTTTAGATTCATCAGACATATTTTCATAAATTTTAGATAATGCAAATGGAACAGTTTGCGCAATAGTATCTATTAAGTCATTTACCAATTTTTCATTATCTTTGATATATTCAAAAATTTGTTCTTCATTAAATAATGCGTACAACTCTTTATCAACCGGTGTTAACTCATGATCGAGTCTATGCTTAATGATGTTTGCAACAATACGATCTAATAAAGGACATTCTACTAAAAACTCTGAAGTAATATATTCAGTAATTAAGTCAGAGTCAACAGCAGAAAACGATGCCTTAAAGTTTGTATTAGCTAGATAAATTATGATGTGTTTAGCAGATAGCTTTTCACGTGATTCTGCGTAGTTAACCCACAATTCAAAATCTTCTTCAGATTCTTTTTGTTTATAGATTTCTACTAAATCTTGAGGTGATAGCGGAAGAGGATAGCACTTTGCATCTACCTCATCCGCCGTTTTGATTCTTACTTCAATTTGTTCATCATTCATGTATATCACCTTACAATTTATATTTGTGTATCAAGTATGGAATACGATTTTGTCTTTTAGCAAAGAACTGAACGTCTGTATCCAGTAATTTAATTTCCTCGGATAGATTATTTATGTCCCAATTACGTTCTAAAACCTTTTTAACGGTTGGCAATAAGTGATTAATTTCATTATATTGATCGTTATATTCCCAGCCATCAATAGTATCAGTTTTACTTGTATGAGCAGCTTTAAAGTTTGGATCATCTTTTACTTTATTCCACAAATCAATCAATTTGTAGATGGCAACTGAGTAATTGCCAGTATTAGCTGCATCAACATAAACATCTTTTAGGAATTGTTTTTTATCTGTAGCATATCCATTTTCAGGTGTTGCATTCTCGTTCATCCAGTCAATAACTGCACAAATATAACCTAGATCTCTTCTTTGCGCTGTAAATTGTTGAATTACATCTTTTGCGATTTCAGCCGAATGGATGGTAAATTTTTCAATTAATAAACTTCTAACATCTACGCATGGGTATTTTTCGTTGAGAAAAAATAATAAATCATAACTGAAGTTTTTACCATTTTCAAATACCACACCATAATCAGGGAATTCAGGATCTGCTAATACAGCTTCACAATGCGCTCGTGCATCAGCCATAGTATCAGAATCACGCATTAGAGTTAAAATGGTATCTGTTTCAATTACTGTATTTACAAAGTCAACCGCAATTGCATTCACATCGTACGATGGATCTGTGTAAAAATTAGAAGCACGCAATAGACCAGCAATGTATCTTACATACACATTTAACATTTCACTTTCATGTGTATATACTATAATAGCTTTTTCGCTATTTTGTATAAAATCAATAGAACTTGCTTCATCCCATTGGATGAAATTTAAATATGTAGAAGCGCCATCTCTAATAGCGTTAGCAAGTTCTACATACTCAACTGTAGCAAGCTGAGCTCCTTCTAATGAAGGACCAGGATGAACCACAAAAATTTTGCGAGGATCTTTATTGTGGTAGAATGAATTTAATTCGGCAACAACAGTCTGGATATTTGTCGTATTCGTAATATACTTTTTGTTGTTTAAGTAATATAGGCTTTGGCCGATCATCCCGCTTTTCCTCCTAGGATTTTTAATGCGTCATCATTCCAAGTAAATGCGAATGGATTGTAGTGATCTAACACTTCTTTATTAAGTACACAACCATCGATGTTCAAAGTTTCCTGCGCTTCAAATATTAATCTGTTGGCGCAAGCAACCGCAAATTTACAACCGGAACAATCTTTAACTTTCGTAGATCTATTTATCCCTTTGGCTACTAATTGATTTTTTCTTTCAAGGATCTCTTCAAACGATAAACCTGTTACATCAAGATTCTTATTCTTAAGGAAGAACGCTTGTTCGTGTAACATTACATTTAAATGAGTCGTAGGTCCATTTTCGCCCGGAATAATTGTTAAACCAACAAAGTTAATCGAGTTACAATATAGGTTAGCCATTGACATAACGGTTTCGTTATAGTTGCCTTCATCAATAACTCGACCTAAGAATTCGTTCCAACTAAATAGGTTACTACGTTGAACATGTTCTGATTGTGCTCTTGAGAAAGCTGGGTTCATTTCAACGATTGTTTCATATTCTTCAGTAGCTTTCTTAATAATTCTATTGTATGTTTCTTTATCAATCTTTTTGCCAACAACATTAGATGCTTGTAAAGTCCAAGACCAATCCATTTTCTTAGGAGTGTTTTCTTTAAAAAATTTAACTTTACGCATTACTTCTTCGTAATAGATAATATCATCGAGCATCTTATCTATTTTACTAATTGGCATAATAAATTCGATAATCATCTCACGACGGAATTTATCTTCATCATCTAGAATATTAAAGATTTCTTGGACACGTTCCATAGTTGCAACATCAAATTTGGCAGGTGCCGCAATACGTGCTCCAGTATGCTCACGCATAATTTCTTGAACTGTTTTGTTATTAAGAATATCTTCAGTATTGTTTGCACTAAAGAAATCAGTCGGACCAATTACAAATTCTCTTAGATTTAATCCAGTTCTTTTTACACCATCGGCTAATTCCTTAGCACGATCTATGATTTGCTGATTCATTGTTGGATCAATATTTTTATCAACGAAACAGCCTAGACACGCCTGTTCGCAACCAGATAAAACTTCCATCTGAATTAGTACATCAAATTTAACTGCATCAGAAGGCGGAAGACTCTCTGGTCCCGAATAACGCATTTGTTTACAATATGACTCTTGCATTGCCATGATTATCTTCTCCCTCTCGATCCATGGCAGCTATAATGACAGCTAGCATGACATAGATAAGCACTAATGTTTCTACTTGTTATTCTTGGTTCTATCACGTCAACAGTTCTTCTTACAAGCGTTGCTAAGGTGTCAACGATGTCTTGTGGGTAAATAATATTACCAGTTCTGATTCCGGCTGTATCGTAATAATTATTATATGTACTATTTGACGCACCTACATATTCAAAACGATGGTAATAGTTTGCATAAGTACTATAACTCCAAGAGCCGCCAGTAGCACGAACATATACTCGAACAGTTACCGTAATTGTTCTATCAAAGGTTCTTAACTGAGCTCCACCATATGTTTGAATCCACGAGTTTATATCAGCTGGTGACATTGCCATGATTATCTTCTCCCTCTCGATCCATGGCAGCTATAATGACAGCTAGCATGACAATATAGAGCACTAATGCTTCTATTACTAATTCTACCTTCTATTAAATCTACTGTGCGTCTAACGACACTACTAATTGAACCGATAACATGGCTTGAATATATTATATTGCCAGTATATATGCCGCTATTTAAATAATTATTGTATATAGATGTAGGAGCATTTACATATTCAAAGCGCTGATAATAAAGCCCGCTCGTCGTATAACTCCAAGAGCCGCCAGTACCGCGAACATATGCATATACTCTAAAATATATAGTTCTGTCAAATGTGCGCAACTGAACGGCTGCTTGGCTTTGCAAATTATTATTTAACGTAGAATACGTTGCCATTATACTTTAACCTCAACCTCACCATTTTCAGCATTACCTAGTGCAATACCAATTATATCATGATTATTTATTCCTTGAGTGCCATAGTCAACACCCTTACCTTTACCATCACGATCAGCAACAACCCATTGACCTTTCTTAACTTCACCATTTACTTTAACAGGAATACGTCCTTTAAGCGCAATAAATGGATTCATCTTAGATTGAATTGAATCGTCATCAAGATAATCAATGTGTTCGTTCATACGGTATGCTGGGTTAGTAGATACCGCACCGGCAACTGGCATTCCAGGTTGATATAATGTTACTTCAGAATCACCGTCAAGATTGATACCTAGTACTGTACCTGGTTCATAGATTTCGTCAGCCTCATAACGTTCCGCCAAGTCCGCCCAACGAGCTGAAGTTGCAGTACCAACAAATACACCATCATTTGCAATATAAGATCTATCTGAGCCATCTTGTCTAAATTGAACAATACGGTTAGAGTTACCACCTGATACAATGTAGAATCTGTTAGAGTGGTATTCAATCTTACCTACATCGTTACCTGGGTTGCCAGTCCAAGATTCATCGCCTTCTTC